TGATCATCGGATCAGCGGCCGGAAGATTTATCCAGAGCTATCTCAGAAAACATGACGATATGGGAAAGTTAAGTCTTCTATTCTCGATCTTACAGTCGAAAAAAAGGGATGCCTCGTGCATCAAAGACCGAACTCGAAAATGCCGCCTATGAAACTGCGATGGATCTAGGTAAACCTCCTAAACCGGTTGAACGGAAATTTATTGTAAGCTGGGCTGAACAAACAGACCTAAGTTCAGCCTGGTCCCAAGATGTCGAAGCGACAGACTTGCCACTCTCTATACCCGCATCGATCAACCAACAGGCGATCGAAATGGAGATCAAGAGAACGACGAAGGAAGCGCTTCACAAAATAGGACCCCTCACAATGGAAGATAGGTATCAAGTCTTCTTTCCGTCAACATCCGCAAACTATATCAATAACAGAGCACAAGCCGGAAGTGTAGGCTTCATACTTGCTCACAAGGAGCTTATGAAAGGTCTACGTCGGCCCGGGGGGTACACCAATCTAGTACACCCCAAAGAGTATGGAGAAGAGGTCAAATCAAAAGGATTAGTCTACCCGGAATACTCTGATAACACAGCCGATCTGCAGCTGGCCTTCTCCGCATTGTGGCTCCGTCTACTAGACGAAGCCAAAACCGAGAAACCATATGCCGTCCCGATCGGTCTGCCAGAGGCGCTTAAAAACCGGGTAATCACCAAAATGCCTCCTGCTCAACAAACCGTTCTAAGATGTATTTGGAAGAAACTGCATAACCATTTACGGCGACACCCAACATTCCGTCTCATAGGAACACCGATTACAGAAGAGCTAATCAATGATATGATCGGGAAACTTGAGCAAGACGAGGTCTTTCTCAGTGCAGATTATCGAAGTGCTACAAACGAAATCAAAAGCTGGGCTTCAGAAGCCTGTGCTGATGAGATCGCAAGTGTACTTGATCTAATGCCTGAAGAGGCTCGTCTGTTCAAACAGTCACTCACTCAGCATATTCTCACGGGACAACTCCCGAAGGATTATATGAGTAAGTCTGCGTTCAAGGATGACGCGTATGAAATTTTGCAGAAGAACGGACAGTTGATGGGCTCAATCACATCATTCGTGGTACTTTGTCTTATTAACGCAGCTGTGTCCCGTTGGGCTTACGAACTAACATATAAAAAAGTTGTAAGACTCCGAGAATGTCCGATGGGCATAAACGGAGATGACATGGCGCAAAGAACAAAGTTGGTTGGATACCGATACTGGAGAGAGATTTCGAGCGCTGTAGGACTGAGTGAATCGGTGGGTAAGACATTCATCTCGCGGAAGTTTGTTCAAATTAACTCAATGAACTACCTTTACGACGAGGAAGGTCTCTGCTCACGATGCGATCAGGACTACAACGTTCGATCACTCCCCTTCAGATACCGGGAAGTCAAATACATCAACATGGGACTCGTTACGGGGCAGAAGCGTTCTGGCCTCGCCAGTCTCAACGACTTTAACGATCCCAACACAACCATCGGCTCAAGATACCGCGAGATGCTACGATTGAGTGACAGGGCAATGTGGAGTGATGCTCATAGACAGTTTATTGCTTACAACAAGGATGTTTTATCACACTACTCAATCCCATGGCATATGCCGGAATGGATTGGTGGTCTTGGACTCACGGGGTTCAAATCCCCCAATGAGAAGGACCTTCGTATGGCTACGAGGATACTTCAACGCTGGAAGATTGAGCGACCGAGAGCACTGGGAGAGAGTGACATCGCATGGGAGACGTGGAAGATTGCGGAGACATATCTTCCTGAACCGCAGTTTACAGAGGACTTAAAAGATCCGGGAATCTCGGAAAGAGCCAAGCAGATGGGCAACGCATGCGTTAACCTTCTATTTGACTCTACCTACAAACTCGAACAGATCTTCAAAGGGCCCCAAATCGAAGCGGAACGCCTCAAACAAGCAATAAACCTGTGCAAACGTTGCCATCCGAAACGATGGACGGAAAGAACGGACATGCCGTGTAAACGCTGCCAACGCGAGATAAACTCACGTAAGACACGTGCTATACTAAAGCATAATCAACGTATATGGAAACTGCCAGGTGTCGCCGGTCTTCCGCCGGCGCTTGACGAGTCTAGATTACCTTTCCGTCGAAAGTACGAAACGACAACGATTGCACCTGTCATTGAGACAGACTTTTGTGTGTTTGAAGACCACTTCTCGAGCCCAAAGGGCTCATGCACTTAACCGAGAGAGGGGGTACCTCCAGTACTGATACAGCTACTGGAGACCTATCCCGGGAGCAACAGGC